CAGCTCTAGCGTGGTTCTATGTGGAACCATATCGAGACGATTGGTTAACCTAGCAACGTAGTTGCGCAGCTGGTAGGATAATTACATGAAACAAAAAGATGCCACTGATTTAGTATGGAAAATTTTATCCGGTATGCCTGTAGAGGTGTTTGATGACGATTCAGGCGAAGTATGGTCAAACGTGATGTTTGAACTAGTTCGTCCCAGACTTGAAGGAGATTTTATAGGATCAAGAGAAATAGGTTCTGCGAATCTTGTGACAGCATTAAATCTAATTCATCAAAAACTACTTATACAAAGTACGTCTCAATCCTCAGACTTATCCATGAAAATATTTAATGAAGCTATGTCTAATCTTCAAGATCAAAGACTAATTCGCCGTAAACCAGAGAAGATGAGAGAATCTTTTAAGGTTTACACTTCCAACACAACAACCTAGAGGAAAATATGGAATACGCATTAAAATCTGAAGTAAAAAAAGAAATCAATCGCATTGTTGATTTGATGGTTCAAGCTGATTCAATTCGTGAATCAATTGCTGAACTAAAAAAAGATATTAAAACAGAGTATGCAATACCTGTCGCTACTATTACTAAAGTAGCTACTATTATTCGCAAACAAAATCTTGACGAAGAAGAACAAAAGTGGGACGAAATCAAGGAGTGGGTTGATATCTGCTCCTGATTATATTCATCCAGATTGGCACGATTGTATTTTTGTCAATAAAAACGATTTAATAGAAAAATCGATCAAGCCTCTATTGAAACATATAGAGGCTAACTCTTATTCTGATCCTAATCATCAAGATAGAACCATTTGTGACCTTAAAGGACAAAAAGCAGTTTTATTAGAACAAGGAGATGTGTACGATTGGCATTCAGATTCTTTTTCTTTCAGTAATAGGGTTTTAAGAAATCCACGTCCTGGTCGTTATTGGACTCATATTATCTATTTAACAAAAGGTAAACCTCTTGAAATTGGAAACTGGAACCCATCAGGTATATTAGGAGCTGACTTTGACTATCCAGAGCCTTCAAGCATTATTGCAAGAATTTACCCAAGTCCTGGAAAAACAGTGATTTTTCCTTGTTTTATGGTTCATAGAATACAGCCCACCGTAGATAATCACCGATGGACTTTTGTTGACTTTGTTACAGTAATGAAGTATAATACAATTAGTTCGTCAGAATATATAACTCTAGCTAAAAGGTATTTTAATGAAGATTTTAGGAGTGAGCTCTTACCATCACGATAGTGCTGCTGCGTCTTTAGATAATGGTTTAATACAAGGTGCCTCTCATGAAGAACGCTTTTCTCGTAAAAAATTTGATAAATCTTTTCCACAAAATACTATTCGTTGGTTACGTGATCAATACGATGATTGGGAGTTTGCAGCTTTTTATGAAGAAACTACGTATAACCAATTTAAAACAGATATCAAAAAACTTACATCAGCACGCCCTGTATTAGTAGACCATCACGAAGCTCATGCTATGAGTTCTATTTTGACCACCGATTGGACTGAGTGTGCTATAATGGTAGTAGATACTGTAGGCAATCGTTATTCAACCTCTTTAGGAGTATATAGAAATGGGCAAATCGAGTGGATCAAAAGGTTTCGTTATCCAAACTCTATTGGTTTATTTTACTCTAGCGCTACTCGTTTATTGGGATTTGTACCTCTAAGCGACGAGTGCAAAGTAATGAGTGCTGCTGCTCACGGAACACCTAAATGGACATCTTGGATAAATCAAAAAGTTGTAGACTATAATGCCGACGGTGATTATACTTTTTTACATAATCTAGAACGTGGAGTGGGCACCGGTACTCTAGATTGGGATATTGCAGCTTCTGTACAACAAGTTACTCAAAATATACTACTTTCTCTTACAACATGGCTTCAAAAAGAAACTGGGTTAACTAATCTAGCATATGCTGGAGGTGTTGCCTTAAATTGTGTTGCTAATACTTATCTTTTGAAACATTCTGGTTTTAAACACCTAGCTATTCAACCAGCAGCTGGAGATGCAGGGTGTGCGTTAGGAGCTGCTGCTTTAATTACTCGACCTCTTTGGGAAAACGCGTACTTAGGGGTGTCAGCAACTAATGATATTACAGCTGATGAATGTGCAGATCGAATTATTAAGGGTGAAATTGTTCCTGTAATACAGGGACGTGCAGAGTTCGGTCCTCGTGCTCTTGGAAATAGATCTTTGCTATGTGCTCCTACTGATGATAACATTAAAAAATTAAACCGTATAAAAATGAGAGATACTGATTCTTGGAGACCTTATGCGCCTGTTTGTCAGATTGAAGAAGCTGCTAACTTTTTTAAAGTTTATCAACATTCTAAAGAAATGTTATTTGTTGCTGATATTATTGAAGGTAACTTTAAAACTCATGATAATACTGCCCGTCTTCAAACTGTTACTGGCTCTTCTAATGCGTATCTTTGGAAAGTACTAGAAAAAACTAGACAATATGGGTATCCCATTTTAATCAATACTAGCTTGAATGCGAAAGGAAAACCTATTGTCAACACCGTGGACGATTTTAAAAGGGAAGTACGACTACACGACTGAGGTAGATACTGATACACTACCCACAGGACGTACTTATCATACACCTGACGGATCATATCCGTCAATCACTACTATACTTGGAAAAACTTCAGATAACACTTGGTTGCAAAAATGGATAGAGAGAGTAGGAGAAGAAGAAGCTCGTCGGGTTTCCAAAGAAGCTACAGATCGAGGCACTTTAGTTCACGAATATGCAGAAAAGCATTTCAACGGGGAAGACGTATGGCAAGAATTAAGTCAAGAGAGATTAGACGTCAGACAGATGAGTCGTGATTTAATTAGAGCTACTGAACGAGGTATTGAAGAGATTTGGGGACAAGAACAAGTACTCTGGTCAAATAAATATTGTTATGCTGGTCGTTGCGATATGGTAGGTATTTGGAAAGGCAAGCCTACTATTATTGACTTTAAAACCTCTAAAAAGAAAAAGTCTACTAAACAAATTACAGATTACTATATTCAAGGCTGTGCCTATGCTGTAGCGCACAATGAGATGTACGGAACAGGAATTAGAAATATAGCTATTGTTATGACTATTGATGGTGCAGATCCTATTATTTTTGAACAAGATGCTGTTCCATTTTTACCACTACTAAAAAATAGGAGACTACAGTATGATAAGCTGGCTACTTAATAAGTATGAGGATTGGAAGTTCGAGCGAGAATTTCAGAGTAAGAAAAAACAATTGATGGAACTTGATCCTTTTATATATGATATCCCTAGTGATTCTGTTATATCAGAACCACACCCTTTCGAAGAAAACGGCCCAAAAGGTCCTGAACCTACTCGCTATAACACGTGGGAAAATAAGGGCAAAGATATTGATTTTTAATGTTTTTAGGTAGTAGAACTCCTATTAAAAAAGAAAAATACTTTATTAATTTAGGTTGCAGCCATGCTGCTTCTTATGAAATGCCTATTGAAGATAGTTATCCCTATCTTTTAGCCAACAAATTGGATATTGGCTATCTAGATTTTTCTTACTCAAGAACAAGCATTGAATACGCAGAATATGCGCTCAATACTGTAGATTTCCATAAAGCAGAGTTTGTTCTTTGGCAACTTACATATCCTTGGCGTAAGCATAATTTTGAAGCAAAAGACATACAAGCAGCTAGAGTTGATATTTCTAAAGATATAACCTTAAACGAGTCTTTTAAAAAATTTGCTGATGTTATAACAAGGTATAACAATTTAAAAGTTTATTTTTTATTTATAAATCAAAGTTATGTACTTAGATATTTAAAACAACTTGTTTCATATAATAATAAAGTATTTCCAGAAAACATAGAATTTTTAGACTATGGTTTTGATCACAAACACGGAGGAATTAAAACTCAAAAATTTATCTCTGATAAGTTATTTGATTTTATAAAAAGAGATGACAAGAAGAATTAGAAAACCTTTGAAGGATTTTTTTGATAAACAAGCTTTGACGGATGCTGAAAAAGACTTTATACTTGGGTGTATGTTAGCACAAAACAAATACCCACAATTGACCCATAGACAGTGGCAAATTGTTAATGAAATAAAGGATAGATACGATGGCAAAATACCCAGGAGTAAAGAGATTACCTAGCGGTAAAATTGACTACAGAGGAACAAAATTTGATGGATTCAACAAACCAAGACGATCAAACAGAGAAGGCAAGAAGGGCATGGTACTCGCCAAAGAAGGTGACAAAGTGCGACTTATACACTTTGGAGACTCTTCTATGGGCCACAACTATTCTCCAGAGGCACGT